ATGACATTTAAAGAATTGATCGAAAAGCATCGGGACAAAATTAATTTGGTCGGTCTTTCATACCATATGTACCCGAATGTAACTCAGAACACCGCCAAGACAAAGCTCTCAAACAAGTTGAAAGAAACTGAATCTGGATCTGGAAAGCAGCGGATATTACCACATGATGAGGATGCCGCTCGTAAGGCTTTAATTTCCTTGAGAGATGACTTGATAAAATTTATCGGGGAATAACTTTAAAGTTATAATTGAAAAATATATAATACAATATTATTATATATTGTTTTTAAATCGTATCTTTGTGTAAAGTAACACACAAAAAAGATATGAATACATACGCTAAATTTTGCCCGAACGTCTTCGTAGCAAAGTGCACCGAACTACACGAAAAAGGCGCAATCATCAATGTGACCACAAAGTACGGGAAAGAGAACGAATGTGAAGTTCACAACCTGGTAATAGAAAAAGATGGTCACTACTACTTCTCGATAACCCGCACCGACGGTTTCAACTCACAACAACGTGCCAAAAACAAAGCCGATCGCCTCATATCGGCTAGTAGCAACGCTACCGGCAAAAGCAACAATTATTACGAAGCATCTCAAGAAGGTAAAGACTTCTTATCACTAGGGGAACCTATTAAAGTTGGCCACCATAGCGAAAAGAGACACCGTGCACTCATTGAACGAAATCATAATCGTATGGCTAACGCTGTAAAATTTGCTGACAAAGCAGAAGAATACGAGCAGCGCGCCGAATACTGGGAAAAGAAAGCTAACGATATCAACTTGTCTATGCCCGAGAGTTTGGATTTTTATGAATTTAAACTTGAGCAAGCGAAGAAGCTTCACGAAGATCTGAAGTCTGGAAAAGTCGAAAGATCACATTCATTTTCCTTGACATACGCGAAGAGGGATGTTAACGAGCTGACGAAAAAACTTCAATTAGCTCAGAAGCTTTGGGCTTAAAAATTACGAACATACATGATAGAGCCTTCAACTGGCTCTATTATTTTTTACCCACATAATAAAACGTGCAACTTATACAGCGCTATAAAATGTGTCACCAATTTATTAACCACTAATTTTATATCATCATGAGTAATTTGACGCTGTCAATCAAGCAAACCTATTTTGATCAAATCAAAGCTGGTGAAAAGAAGTTTGAAGAGAGAGAAATTCGACCTAACAACATTTCGAAGTATTGTGAAGTCGATGACGAAGGCTTTGTTTTAGAAGACGAGAAAGACGAGCCTGTAACCCGAAAGTATGACACCATCACCTTTTTAACAGGTGCATACAAAGGAACCAGAGAAAAAATGATTGTCGAAGTGAAGGAAAGTTACACAGTTATTCTCTTTGATGAAGCTACTGGCGATGAAATTACTTATGAACATGATGGCGAAACGTACACAGCTGCGATTATCCGTTATGAACTAGGCAAAATCATTTGTTAACTAAATTTTATAAAATGAGACGTAGATCAGCATCAACAACAGTCGGCGGCCCTATTGGTAGAGGAGGTCGATTCGTAACAAGAAATCAGAGATACCGTGACATGCGAGCAGCATTCGGTGTAGCGGCTGGCTAATGAATATCATTCAGCATGCAAAACAGGTGATCAGCACGGTTAGCAAACAAACTAATCGTGCTATCCTTTTTTACAGTGCTGGCAAAGACAGCATAGCTCTTCTTGATCTTATGTCGAAAGAGTTTGATGAAGTGGTATGTGTGTTCATGTATTTCGTTAAAGGCTTAGATCACGTCGAAATCTACTTGAAAGATATTGAAGCTAGATATCCTAACGTCCGTATCATTCAGAAACCACATTGGAATCTAACGTATATCCATAAATCAGGAAGCTACTGCATTCCGGACAAAAGTGTTAAGCTCAAAAAGCTAAAGGATATTGATAACGAAGTCAGAGCAGAAACCGGAATTGAATGGTCCTTTTTTGGAATGAAGAAAGCCGATAGCCTCCATCGTCGCGTTATGCTTATGGGTTATGAATTGGAAGGCATCAACGAGAAAACAAAAAAGGCGTATCCACTTAGCCTTTGGAAAAACGGCGAGGTGTTGGCATACATCAAAAGCCGTAACCTTCCCTCCCCGATCATTTACGGAAAGAAGGCTAGCAATGGGATTGGCTTCAATGTAGAATGCTTGCTATTTCTCCGCGAACGCTTTCCCCAGGATTATGCCAAAATCATAGCAGCTTATCCTATGAGCGAAGTAATACTATATCAATACGATCAACAGCATGCAGCTAAGTAAGTACGTATCCTCCGAATCGGTTCAAATTCAACGATCCGAAATATCCTTCGCCGACTATAATCCTCGAAAGATCAGCGAGTCCGCGAAAAAGAAGCTCAAAGCTAATATCAAACGCTTAGGTGTGATGGGCGGCATCGTGTGGAACGAAAAGACTGGAAATATTGTAGGCGGTCACCAAAAGGTTAAGATCCTAGACGAACTCCACAACTATTCAGACGATAACAAAAACGACTACGTGCTAACGGTCGAAAAGGTCAGTCTATCCATAAAAGAAGAGAAAGAGCAAAACCTATTCTTAAACAACAAAAGCGCACAAGGCGAAACGGATAGCGATCTACTTGCACGGATGATCACCGATATAGACTACGATCTTGCAGGATTAGATACATTTGACTTACAGCTAGCCGGTATCGAATTGCCATCTTCTACTGATATCGCCGACGACGTAGATCCATTTGAAACAATGCGCGAGCTTGAAAAGGTCAAGTCCGCAGCCGAGAAGAAGCAGGACATCCAATCGAAAAAAGAGGCTGTCCGAGAAAAGGCAATTGATGATATGGCAGATCGCGAAACGTATGTGACATTATTGTTTAAATCAGCGAAAGCAAAAGAGCAGTTTATGCACCGCTTCAATTTCAATCCCACTGATAACATCATTCAAGGAGAGACGTTGGACGACATGGTAGAAATCGTCTATTAACTGTCTCCACCGTGTGGGCAAAATATAACTAAATATAAATAGATACAGAATATGGCAAAAAAAGGCAGAGATCCTAAACATGATTATACTGACGCCATGTTTCTGCTACAGATTGAGGGATGGGCAAGGGATGGTTATGATGATCGTCAGATAGCAGAATTGCTTGACCTTTCAGCAGAACATTTTTCGAGACTTAAATCCGCTAATCCTCAATTATATCAAGCTCTTAAAAAGGGTCGGCAACCACTGGAAGTGCTAGTTGAGAACTCCCTATTCAAACGGGCAACCGGATTGAAGGTTAAGACAACCGTTCGCAAATGGGTGGTTATGCCTAACGAAGATGGCGAATATCAGAACGTCGAAGTAGTTCAAGAAACCGAAACGGAACTTCCTCCAGATACCGGCGCAGCGATGGCTTGGCTGAAACATAAAAAGCCTGAAATGTGGAACATTGCTACCAAAATGCAAATGGAGCAAGATATAAACATGAATGGAAGTATTTCAATAGATAGTTGGTTAGATGCAAACAACCAGGGCGAAGATTCAGACGATACAGAGATCGAAGAAGATTTCGACGGCGAGTAAACGGCGTGTAGGTCGAACGCGCCCTAAAATAAAAATTGCATCTCCATTTATACCGCTTTATGAGGATAAGAAGAAATTCATCATCCTCATTACCGGTGGCCGTGGTAGCGGAAAGTCGTTCAACGGCTCCCTGTTCCTTGAAAGATTGAGTTTTGAGAAAGGTCACAGCATTCTTTTCTCTCGTTATACGATGGCTTCGGCTGCTGATTCTGTTATTCCGGAATTTCAGGAGAAGATCGATCTGGAAGGTACGACTAAGTTTTTCACGGTCAAGAAAAACAATGTCATCAACAAAAGGTCGGGCGTTCCGATTATGTTCCGCGGTATCAAAACCGGATCCGGAAACCAAACGGCCAAGCTGAAATCAATTCAAGGTCTAACGACTTTCGTTGGAGATGAGATGGAGGAATGGACGGATTTTGAAAGCTACGAAAAGCTTATGCTCTCGATCCGTCAAAAGGGAATCCAAAACAGGATTATCCTGATTATGAACCCGACCGACGATTCCCACTTCGTGTATGAACAGTATATCAAAGACACGCACCGAGTCGAAACAATTGATGGCGTAGATGTTCAAATTTCCACGCATCCAAACGTGCTGCACATCCACACCTCCTACCTAGATAACATCGAAAACCTATCTACCAACTTCCTTGAGCGTATCGAACAGATCAAACAAGAAAGCATAAAGGAGGCTACTGATGCACAGGGCAATTTCGATCGCTCCAAGTACCAGATGACTAAGTATGCCAATGTGGTTATAGGTCGATGGGCAGATATTAAAGAAGGTGTTATTCTTCCGAAACAAGAAGAAGGTGAATTCAACGAGTACCTCCCCTACTGCTATGGTCAAGATTATGGTTTCTCCGTCGATCCGGATACGCTTATGCGCGTTGCTGTCGACACGAAGAAAAAACGCATCTATGTAGATGAGGAATACTATGACACCAAGCAACTCGGCACCGAGGAGATTATCGCGCTCAACAAATCGCGAATACTAAAATCAAACGATCTAATTGTCGGCGATAGCGCGGAGGATCGGCTAATCAAGGATATTGAAAAACTGGGAAAGATCAACATAAAGCCATGTTGGAAAGCGCCTGGTTCTGTTTCCGCTTCGCTATTAAAGATGGCTGATTACACAATCGTCTACACTCCGCGAAGCCGAAACGTGCGAACCGAACTCAAAAACTACATCTGGAATGATAAAAAGGCAGGAATACCGATCGACAAATGGAATCACGCGATAGATGCGATTCGTTATGCTTTCGACTTTTTGACGAAAAACGATCCGAATGCTGCGAAGAAAACTAAACAGGCTATGCAATCAATTAGAACTCCTAAACGAAGGGTAAGACGATGACAACAGAAGAATTAAAAGAATTGGTGGACGGCGACTACAACACGTTGTATGAAGTCGTAAGCAAATTGGAAAAGAAAATCAAACTTGGTACCAAAACAATCTCTATCACTGACGCTATTCGACAATATGATCCGTATCACCACGATGTAAATGATCCATCCGTCAGAGAGAAGCGAAAGCTTGAGATCGAAGGAGAAGAGTATACAGATAGTATCACTCAAGAGACAAAATCATCAGTACAGTATGACGAAGTCGAAGTAAACCGGCTTCAGCTAGCTAGGCAAAAGCAGATCGTTCAATCGGCGGTTTTCTTTGAGTGTGGAGCAAGTATCACATTGGACTTTACCGGAAAAAACGAAAAAGAAAATGAGTTTTTCGAGCTGATCAAAAAGGTTTGGGATGATAACAAGCTTTCATTTAAAACAGAGGATATTGTTGAGCGCCGAATGATCGAAACACATTGCGCGGAGTTGTGGTATGACTATACAAGTGAGGACTATTGGGACGGAACTATGTTGGAGGGGAGTACCAGAAAGCCTGGAATGCTGCTTCTTTGTAAAGAGAACGGCGATGATATCTTCCCTGTGTGGAACGAACATAATGAATTTGTCGGTTTGGGGCGTAAATATGAAAGAACAAATATTATCACTGACCTGAAAACCCTCCATTTCGATTTTTACACCGGAGAAACGATCATTTTTGGTAGACAACAAGATGGGGAGTCTTGGGAATCCGTAGTTAGGGAAGGTTATGGATTTCTAGCATTGATCTATCACTCACAACCACGTCCAGAGTGGTCAGACACTCAACCATTATCGAATCGTGAAGAGACAAACTTTTCAAATATTGCCGATACTAATGATTACTACGGCGATCCGGCTATGGTTGTCGAAGGTGAAGCAGAAAGCCTGCCATCCAAAGGTGAGGTTGCAAAAGTTATTCAGGTTAAAGGAACTTCGGACGGCGGTCGCGGTAGTGTTTCCTTTGCGCAGCCGGACGCGATGGTTGAATCAAAGAAAATGGAGTTTGAGAAGTTGAAGCAAGAACAATTCGATATCACCAACACTCCAGATATTAGTTTCAATACCATGTCGCAGCTAATGAGCAACGGAACGTCCGGCATTGCGCTACGTCTCCTTTTTATGGGGCCGCAATTGAAAGGAAACAAAGCGCAAAAGCGACTGCATGAGATGCTTGTTCGCCGGATCAATGTTATCAAAAAAATGTTGATCAGTTTTTCTACTGCAGAACTTAGCGAAATGAAGAATGTCAACCCAGCAATCAATTTTAAAGATGCTCTACCAGTCAATAAACAAGAGTTGATCGGCAACGTCACATCACTGGTTAACGCTAAGCTACTTTCTCGTAAAACAGCGATCACCATGCTAGGTGAAGTTTCAGATGTCGAAGCAGAACTGAATCAGATTTTAGAGGAAACACGAGCAGAAGCCAAAATCGAATTATAATTCATAATTATCAAAATTATATAATAATATTTGTATATATAATTTATTGTTGCTATCTTTGTTTAACATAAAAGGCAATAAGAACAGATCTTATTTCCCCAATCTTCGAGAAGATTAACGACACGTAGTCGGTTGGGGATAGAATATTAAACAACCGTTACCCGAAAGGGGTGAGTGAATCAAAACGCAATAAGGGATCGCAAATGCTCGATCATGGGTGTGTTACCACGCGTCCTATTAACCTGCGACGGTTGTTACTTTATCTGGGGCGTTTCTGCATCGGGCAGGTGGTGGCGGTTCGAAACCGTTGCGCTCCACTTCATAATTTAGGTTAATTGGTTAGTATGGCCGTGGGACTCTCCCCGTTTCTCACGGCTTTTTTATTGAATGGGGAAACAACTTAGGTATGAATACGGGAACAATAAAGGCAACATTCGCTAATAACTTAAAAAGCTATAGATCCATTAAAGGCTACAGCCAAAAGCAACTAGCTGATATGTTTGGAATCAAACGATCATCACTTGGATCTTACGAAGAATGTCGGGCGCTTCCCAGAGTTGATGACTTCTACCAAATTGCGAATATTTTAAGAGTCAGCATGGAAAGCCTGATCAATGATGAAATCAACTGGAATTCGAAATAATAAAATTCTGCTGCAATGAAAATAGGAAACCGCATAATTCAGAACCGGAACATCGAAGTTAATACTCCCGATCACTTCGAAGCGAAATACAAGGGTCTTCATATCTATGTTTCATCAGATCATGGTCATGGGAAGGCAGCACATGCACATCTCACACGGTACTGGATGGAGGTTTGGAATTGCGAAAATGGAATATGTGACTGCCAAACTTGGGAAGACTGCAGAGATATTAATGAAGCAATTTACAAGGCGATGGAAGGAGCATGTTTGCTGTAATGAAAGAGGTCTGGAAAGATATCCCTAACTACGAAGGATTATACCGGATATCCAGCAAAGGCCAGATCCTTAGAATCCGGAGAGGGAAAGTAAAGCGACCGACGATCACAACGTCTGCTAACGGCTACACTTCACAAGTGGTGTCGCTATCAGCTAACGGAGTACAGTCTAGGCACCATGTGCACATTTTAGTATATGCTACGTTCCGTGGCAAGCCAAACGGCATGATCGATTTTAAGGACGGAGATAAGCAAAACCTGAGCGTCGATAACTTAGACGAAGTTCGAGCGACAAATAGATTTATAAAAGCACATTGTATATGACCATCAAAGAACTAAAAAAGCAATTGAGCATCTGCCTGATCACATGGAAGTTTTAGTGGATGAAAGATCTACTGAGTTTAGATACGGATTAGTGAATTCGGCATTTCTTAAAGAGATATCATTTTCGGAAGATCCGGACGGTAAATAATTGAGTAGCGACAGTGTTTTCATTTTAACAGAATAATAAACACACAAACGGCATTTTAATCATCACCCCTCAAATAGGAAGAGCTAAAATTTGCTATCCGATTTTCAAAGTTTATAAGTTTATTATTAAAGTATTGGAAATAATTGTCGAAGTCACACTGAGCCTCAAATCTTTTCAGATGATCTGATTCAATATTTCCTGTAGAGTCATAAATATCTTTGAAAAAAGCTACCCAAGTTTGGATGTTGTCCAAATAATCATCTTGTTCCCGTATATAAGCTTTGATATCAAAGAAAATATTTTTAAGCGTACTGTTCTTCAAACCGATCACGGCCGGATGAATCTTTTTAACAATATTGTCTAAATCATTTCTATGATTGCCCAAACCATAATCTATATGGTTATAATAATCTATAGCCTCTTTAATAGTCAAATATGCATCGGATAATTCAGCGTATCTAGACGGTAAATACTTAAAATTGTTTGAACCTGAAATGAATGATCTTGTCCTACTTTCCAGAGAATAATCATATATCTTTTTTAGGTAATGCGATAAGTATTCGATATTTGATCCAATCGTAACTTCGTAATCATGAGTCTTCTCTTCCATCCATATTTTTTTTGCTTCATGAGCCACCATGTAAGTATTGAATGCAATTAATAATCCTACTGCGGCAATACATATTGTTATAAAATTTCCAAATAGGGTTATCGTTTGATAGAAGTTTTCAGGATAAAATAATTCCATTTTAGAATAAAAGAAAATAAGCAAAAAGTAATGTCACCATTATTGTAGACCATATACTTAGCAATGAATACAGATTCGTCTTATATAGCAGTCTATTAAACTTCTCCACATCGGTTCCTGGTATTTCGGTAATTTTCGACTGAGTTCTAGCTCGAGCCAACATACGGTAGTCAATATTTAAAAGCATTAATGAATTCGCGATCGGGATCACAAAGATCCAATCTGGAATATCTTTTCGAAATGCAATCAGCGCAAAATAAGCAGCTATTAAAATATTATTTAAACTAAATACTTTATCATGTATTCGGTCAAAATATTTTTGCGTGTCAACAATTCCACTTTCCTCCATCCTTTTGAAGAAATTATGATTTTCTTCAATTTCCTCGTCAGTTGGAAGTCCTAATTCTCTCCAGTCATCGTCTGTCATATGGTTTGTATGTTAGTATAGTCAAATATACAATTCAATCTTTTATCCCAAATACGGGAAACCCTATTTTTATATCTGAGAATGCTGTAGATTAGATCAACTAATTACAACTAAAATTATGTGTGCTAGAGTAAACTATAAGTTCTTCCTAAAATTTGGACAGAGAATACACCTTGAAGAATTTCAAAAAGGTAAAATATATATGAATAGTCTGTCATGGTTTGCAAATCAGCCAGAAGAAAATTTTATAGGCGATCGTTTAGAAGGATTAAGAGGAGTAAAATCTATACCCGAGCCGTCATTTTTCAAATTAAGAGCTAAAGACAAAGAATTTCATTTTAAAAGTGTTGGTCCAAGTCTTCTATACCCAAATAGACGGTACCAGGGCAATATATTTTGTCTTTATGGAGGTAGTGAAGATCTACTTGAAAAGTATTTATTTGGCTTGCGAGGTAAACTACCTATACAAGATAGTTTTGGTAAATCTGAAGCATTTGCCCTAATAAATAAACCTAGGCTATTAATTGAAAAAATTGTAGATTACTGTAAAGATAATGCCTATGAAGTCTCCTATAATCGAGTGGATTATAAAGATTATAGTAAAATAGACACAGCGCTCACACCCTTCTGCAAGCGTCATAAATATAGTCATCAGCATGAATTTAGAATCTACATCAAAAAAAATGAAGATGGTCCATTGATTCTAGACATAGGTGATATATCAGATTTCTGCCACATAGGTTATACAAAGCATCATCAGAATATTGAATTTAGGGTGAAGTAAGTACAATACTACTTCCTGTACTTCCCACAAAATCACGATAAAATACCCGAAACAGCCTGCATAGTAAACCATCCATCGGACCACATGTTGTCCTACCAAACAGATAGTTCAACTTAAACATGTATAGATATGGTAAGGATTAAGAAAAAATAGGATTAGCGATACTTAAAGCGGCGGAATCAGCAATGATTGGTATATCAACTACAATGCAGTTGCTAGGTCAGGATAAAAATACACTGGCCGTCGTAAGGCTAACAGATCCAATTAGATATTAATAGTAGAATAATAGTAATTTTGAGTACAAGCCTCCGTCTAGGAGGCTTATCTCTTTTCTAACAGTTGCAACCAGCCCCCGTTGCAATCCCTAATAACATAGTGAACTATAATCTGCCCAAACCTTTTAAGTGATTAATCAACTGACATAAAGTACGTTAGGATAAAAGCCGAAACAATATTCACACCTATTGATACCACAATACCAACTATATAGAGTGTTATTGCTCCTCGATAATCATTTTCCGTATCAATCTTAAATTTGTACGACTCCTTAGATAATAATAGAAAACTTTTTTTTCTGGACCGAAGCAATGCTATAATCGACGTCATGGAAATTATAATACATAAGCCCATAACTAGGCTGAATACAAATTTATCATTATTAAACTGTGTAGATTTGTAATCTAAAACTGATGAAATAAGATAATTTAATTTGTCGTTCAAACTATCATTACTCTTCAAAAAATCATCAATCTCTGCCTTTCTTTTTTCTAAAATTTTACTTGATCGATCTGACCATAAGTAAGTTGTTATCATTCCCCAAAACATTGTAACAAAAGCGGAGCAAAGTAAAGCATTGCTTCTCATAAATCTTCTGAAGCTGTTTTCCTTTCGGAATAGACCTTGCAAATAATTAGTTAACAGGGTTTCCATGTCTGCACCCCATGTACGAGCAGTATGTTCTATGCGGATATGAATCGATGCAATATTACGGCGAGGGCTCATTAATGCTATCAAATTATCTCTACCTTCATACTCATTGAAATTGCACACAAACAAAATCTCTATCTCCTGTCTCTCAGGAACATCCTTGTCTGGAAATTGTATTAGGTAACTCCAAGTCATTCGAATTGCTATAGAAACAACTTTTTTGACTTCGTTATAAGTTGAAAGCTCCTCAAAACTTGATAAAATAATAGAAGAATCGTCGTTAAAATAAATCTGCGATTTCAACTGAAGGAATTTCCCCCCATTCTGTTGCCTAACTCTTTGATTGATGAGGTAGTGTATATTTTGAAGCTCAGATAGATCAAGATCAAATTCGCCGAAAAGATTCTTTGTGATAGTTTGAGGCGTGCCGAGAAGACCTTTAACAAATTCAGCGAACTGAGATTCATCAAAAGGTAGCGCTAGATATCCCTTTTGCTTGTAATCAGTATTCGTGTTATCAGACTCAGAAACTTCATGGGTAACTTGCAGACTTTTTTTCATAATTGCAGTTTGGTATTCAAATATATATAAATATCATATTAAAAATAATATATGCACATTATATAATGTACCGATATTATATAGCAAAAGATACTTCTCTCATCTAGTCTTTGGAATATTTTAGCGTTTAAAAATTTAAGCGCACAAATGAATATTCAGGAACGAGTTTTAACAGCTCTGAAACCTTTGGTTGCAAGCAAAGGGTTTGGAGAAAAAACAGTCGAAGGGTTGGCAACAAACCTTGCAACAGGACTGACAGAAGAAAGCACGGACGAGGACATCACCGCTGCAATCAATGGTGCTTCAACATACTTCAATCTAATGCAATCGGAGAATACCCGATACATTAACGAGTACAAAAAGAAGAACCCTACCCCAGCGAATCCAGATCCAAACCTAAACCCAGCAAATCCGGCTAATCCCGAAACAACGAGTTACGAGGATAAATTCAAGGAGTTGTCTGACAAATTCGATAAGCTTCTAGCACACAACGATACCCTTTCTTTAAAACAGAAATGGGAGAAGCTTGCAGAAGCGAACGGCATCGTAAACGAAACACTTATCCAAAAGTGGCAGCCATCCAAAGAAGAAGATTTTGACGGAGCGATCGAGGAATTGAAAAACTTCAACACCTCATTTATCAAGCAAACTGCTAACGATAAATCAACCGGCAAACCAAATTCGGGTGATCGTGGCGATGCTGATGACAAAAAGCCTAAAGCATTATCTGCTAAAGGCAAAGAAGCAGTAGAAAGCTTCAAAAAAGCGCAGGAGCGCCTCGCTAAGAGTAAGGCGTAATTTTCAAAATTTACAAACATGAACATTCAAAGAAGTACTTATAATGCTGGTATTCCAGTGTTTCAGCACGACAAGTCTTTGCAGATGCTGACAGGCGGTTTTGTGCTGGATGTTTCAGGATATGCAGCCGGAGCAGTAATCGGCGCAGGTACCGCAATTTTGGTCGACGAGATCAATCGTACGGCCGTCGCAGTTAAGACTGCTACAACTACCAAAGCTATTGCGACTGGTAACACGGAGATTGAAGTGGCTAAAGGTCATTCACTAATTGTTGGCGATCAGTTGAACGGCAAAGCTATTGCAGAGATTGACAAGTCGGACACGTCCTTCGACAAAATCACTTTAGCTGCTGCATATGGAGCAGCTGTAGCAACCAATACGGCTATTGGCACCGGCAACGGAAATGCACTGCTTTACAATCCGATCAAAGTTGTACCGGGCAATACGCATTCGGTAGATGCTGTTGTAGGAGGATTGGTGTACGCACGTCGAATCGGTTATATCTCCGCGCAGACTAAAGCCAATTTGCCGAACGTAATTTTTTCACAAACTAAATAATCTGGCAGATGGAATTTCAAAGATCAGAATTATTAAACTTTCTGGCTAATGAGGGTATCACGCCAGATGTAATGTTGGAAGCAGCCGAAGCGCGCTTTGCTCCCTTATTCTTCCCTCGCTTTTTCCGGACGTTGGATCCAACCGTATCATTAGAATATGAAACTGTCTTGAGTAATGAGACATTGGAAGCAATGGCGACCGTAGGCTCAAGAGATAGCGAATATCCCTTGCACTCAAGAGCTGGGATGGACAAGCTGAAAGGTGAAGTCCCTCCTATCTTTGTTCGTCGTAAATTCAACGCACAAGAGCTCCGAAACCTTGAAATCATTTTAGGATCAAATGCTTTAGGATTGCCAGAGCGTTTGCGCCAGGTAATGGCTCGCGAGGTGGACGATTACGTTTACTCTCGCAATGCTGTATTGCGCCGTTTGGATGCAATGGTAAAACAAGCAGTATTCAATGGTACAATCTCCATCACCTTAGACAACAACCCTAATGGTGTCATTTTCGATGTTCCTTTGATTACTGGAGATAACAGATTAAACGCGTCTGCTGACTGGGACAACGTCGATTCGGATATTGTTAAAGATTTCGAAACTGTTCGCTTGAAGAGCTTACTTACCGGAGTTGGATTCGATCGCGTATTGATCAGCGAATCGAAGTGGTTCAAAATCATCAACAACAAATCTTTGCAAAACCTATTGAAAGGATTTTTCAATCCGGGATCAAATGCGCGTTACGCTTTCACATTGGAGAACATCAACGCTGTCTTGACGGCAAACCGTTTCCCAGTATTCGAGATTATCTCCGATTTAGCGTACGTTCAGGTAGATGGCAAAAAACAGGTGACGACTTCGATCAATGTGGATAATGCTGTGTTTATTCCATCTGGCGATTTGGGTGTAATTCATAATGCACTCGCAGACGAGCAGATCACTCCAGTTGACAATGTCACTTATTTGACATCAGAAAACGTGTTGTTATCTCGTTGGAGAGAGCGCAAGCCATTAGCGGAGATTACCGAAGGTGTTTATAATGCCTTCCCTGGTCTTACTCAGGCTAAGAACATTTTCATTCTAAACACTAAAGGAACGTAAGTAATGACGATCAATGAAGCCTTTCAGCAGTTTTTGGGAATTGACGTAGATGGCCGTGCGATTGATTTAGCATTGTTAAACGCCAACCTTGACGGATCGGGCAAATACGATGCTTCATTACGTGTCGCAGTTGAGCGCAGCACAATCGACCTGTTATTCCAGCAAATTGCTGTTGTATCAGAAACCGAGTCGCAATACTCCACGTCAAAGGATGCAAAAATAATGCGCGAAAGGCTTCTTTATCTTGCTCGTAAGTATGGTAGAAAGGATATCGTAAGCGCGCTAACTGGATCCGTAAAAATTAGCAACATCAGTCGCATAAGATGATCAAACGAAGAATCCACACGCTTAAGGCTGAGATTAAAACGTCTCCATCTGGACCGGTCACCGATGAACTTGGAAACATCACATTTCCTGAATCAGAAACGAAAACCATCGAAAGAAGCTGTAGAGCAGAAAGCAATACGGTTGATGGCCGGAAAGTCGTTGAGGATGGCGTAAATTACGATTACAGTTATCTCGTGTTTACGGATGTAGAAATTGAAAGCTTGCCCGTCAATACGAGCGTAGATATTTTTGACGACTTGAAAGGTGAAGTTTTCGGCAAAGGAGTTGTTGTGAAATTTGAACGAGGGCAAAGAGTAACCAGAATATGGCTAAAGTAACGTTCAAACCGATGTTCAATATGTCGGATATCAAAGAATACATCAACGACTTTCGAGCGCAGATTAATGATCACGTCATTAGTGTTTTGATCGATTTAGCAACAAAGGCAGCAAATGATGCAAGAAGCCATGCCGAATTCATCAACCACACGCATAATCTGAGAAGTTCTATCGGAGCCGTCGTTTTTAAAAATGGGTTGATCGTCCATAGTGATTTCAAACTATCCGGAAACGGTGGCGACGGAATGGCGAAAGGCGAACAGGTAAGCAAGGAAAACTTACCGCCAAAAGGAATTGGGATGATGCTGGTGGCAGGAGAGGATTATGCTTTTTACGTTGAAGCGAAAGACAACAAATGGGTAATCTCTGGCAGTTCCATGCGATTAGAAAAAGTTTTAGAGCGATTAGTATGACATCAACGGAAGCATTAGATCACGTTTTTTCGTTAGTATGGACCAGTAACATCAAAACAGCTATAAGTGGCCAGGTACGTCGCTATTTACGACCGACCAACAGTGTTAAAGAGGACGTAACGATCAATGTGCTAGAAACTGATTTCGATCAATTGCAGGGAGGAATAATGAATGTGAACGCATTTGTTCCTAATCCTGAATATGATCAAAAAGTCGATGGCAAAGTCATGCGTTTGAAGGACATTCCTGATCACGCACGAATTTCAGTAATTGCCGCTTTGCTGCACATTCTTTTCAAATTTAGCTACGACTCTCATAAAGGCATACTCGTTGAGATCGTAAACCAGCACATCATTACTGAAAACGAGCAAACAATTATTAATAACAGATTGAAGTTAACCATTAAAAATATTTAGCAATGGCAGTAGAAAAATCAAGCTTAGGATTAAAATACATTGGCATTTCCAATGTAAGTACTACTCCTTTTTCAGCTACTTACAAAGAGCTGGAGGATGCGCAAATTGATTCGGCTAGTCTGACCGAATCCGAGCCGACAACTGAGGATATTTACATTGAACAAAAAACCAATGTTTATCGAAATATCACAACCCAAATGGGCAGTACCGTATTCACAGTGCAGCTGTATGATGTTTCGGCAGACACACTAAACTTATTGAAGGGCGGTACCGTATCTGCTCCCACAGCGTCAGTAGGTAAGCGTTGGTCAAACAAGAACACAAATTTTGAGGTAACAAAGGCTTTGAAATTGATCACACTTGATGGATTTATCGGTTACATTCCTAATGGAAAAGTAACAGCAAACGTAACTTTCAGCTTAGCTAAATCTGCACTAGCTACCGTAACGTTGACTATTACAGCACAAGACCACGAAGAAGGAAGTGTAATTTGGGAAGAGCCACTAGCGAAATAAGTCCCTACAAAATCAAATTATCTTTTATAAAAGCTTCTACTTAGGTGGAAGCTTTTTATTTAAAGGGAAGCCGTAACTACTTCCAAATATGATTTTCCTATATTTGAAAAAAATCAATTATGAAACTTTTCTTTCCTAAATGTATTATTGTACTCTTAATCGTTTTCGGCTGTACACGGAGTAATGAAGATAAAGCACATACGTTAATTGAAGACTATATAGCAAAACATGCACACGATCCGGAAAGTTACGAGTCAGTGGAGTTTGGAAACCTAGACCCTGTTGATAATTTGGTTTTTGCGGATCAAAAATACCAAGAGCTTCAAAAACAACTTGATATTGAAAGCGATTTAGATATAAAATTACAAATTATAGATGAGCTCAGACAAATGTTAGATTCCAAAGAGTACGGAGAAGGTTTCGCCGTAATACACACATATAGAGCTAAAAATTCGTTTGGTGCGAAAACTCTATCGACAACTAGGTTCTACATAAATAAAGATTTATCCAAAGTTGTCGGTTACGAGAACGAGTAAATAATTTCTAAAAAATTTTAAAAAGAAAATATGAAAAAATTATTGGCATTTACATTTTTAATACTAGTTCTCTTTCCCAGCTGTTCCAAAGACGATAACAGCTCCAATCAGGATTATAGCACTCAAATATTGGGAACTTGGGAAATGACTCACTACGATGGCCGTAAGGTTTCGGATAATCCAGATGTTTTCCCGGACAGAACTACCATCACATTTCAGTCGGGAGGAACATATTCAGGAACCGGTATGTTTGGCGGCGGATCCGGAACTTATACATTAAGCGGAAACACGATCACCACCAAAGTTGACGGTTTGACATTCATAACTTACAGGATAAAATCTATCAACGGAGATACTGCCGATCTAACAATGAACATTGAGCAGACTAGTGCAGACATACGTGCTGCTCGTGTGAGATAGCGTTCCAAATTCAAAGTTTTTTAATCACATAATGTAATGGGAGGGTATTAATATCCTCCCTTTTTTGTGCGCTGAAATCTTATTCTAAATTTTGAAATATAATTGTCGATTATTAAAATTATATGAACGCTTCACGCATAAATGATGCTATTGCTGAGGATAAGTTGGAATTTACATTTCATCTGAAAGTCTCCAACTGGTTTGAAAAGATCTTGGTCAAGTTTAAGCTTCGATCATTAAAAAAAACAGTGCACATCTCCCCTATTACACTTGGCGCGAGATTCCTTTATAGCAAATACGCGCTTCAATTGGATGTTTTGGAAAATGGAAAAGGTCTGTCGGCGGAGCGTACTGGCTTGATCATGTCGAAAATACATACCGATAACCTAGTGATGGCCATCGCTATCGTTATACATAACTCCGAAAGCAAGCCACCTAAATGGATGGTCCGAGAGGTACGAAACCTGAATCAACAACAACTTTTGGAATTAATCGGATTCGTAAAAAAAAGCTTAGACACCGATTCTTTTCTAAATTCTATCATCTCGCTGAACGGGATGAGCCTACAAACGGAGGAGATAATAGCCGCCGAAAACGCAAACCCGGTAAGTACAAAATAAACTATTGGGAAATCGTAGGTAACGCCATCAAATATTGGCGATTCACCTATAAACAAACGCTTTGGGATATCTCCTATCAAAATTTAATGATACTGAATATGAGCATCCCTAGATTCGATAAGGACGGAAATAAGATCGAAGCTCCAACAGAATTAAGCGGTCAAGATCTGGTAAACAGATTCGGTAAACGGAAACAGTGATCATGGAAAAGGAAAGAGAGTATGTTTTGAAACACATGAATAGACTTTATTCATGTGGTTTTGGTATTGATGAAGCTAAATTGGCTCAAAGCATCGAAGATCTTATCGGTATAATGAAAACTCCTAAAGGGGTTGAACATTGCATGAAATTCCAATTCCCTGACACGAACATCTTACTTCAACACGAGCGTCTTTTGATGGAAAATCATGTTTTTGTTGATGGCCATCACACTATTGAAAACCCTCGTTTGGTATTAGCTTTCGGTGGCACGGTTTCCATATTGGTTGATAAATACAGCATTTGTGAAGTGTATGCTACCAACGATGCAGTTGTGAAGTTAATAGCAAAAGATAATGCTTTCGTAACAGTGGAAACTTACCACGATTCGACCGTTATCGAAACACAGAATGACAAATCTAGAATAAGAATATTCAAAAGATAATGGCGATAGAATTAAACGGTAAACCACTCAAATTCACCGCCGAGTTCGATAGTAAACAGGCCGAACAAAGCATTGAGCAATTTTTGGGCAAGCTAAAAAAAATGAGTTCCAAAAACATTGCTACTGATTCTGTGGACAAAGTCGCATCGAAAGCTTCTGAAAAATATGAAAACATTTTGTCTGGCGCGACATCCGCATTCAATGCTTTTTCAGATTCATCAAAAGATTTCTACACAAATATTGCTCAAGGAGAAATGCAACTGCAGAAGATCCGCAATGAGCAAAATGCATTGAACAAGGAACTTCGTCAAGGTCTGGTAACTGATGAAGAATACATCAAGAAAACAGCACAATTAAACAAAGTCCGCGATGAATTCTCTAGAAAAATCAAACAAAACAAAGCTGACTTACAACAATATGCTGCTGCACAAAATGCCAGTAATCCAAAGTTTACACGTCAAGATACATTAAATGAACTTGCAGGTGCACACACTGTCGGCAGCGGTGGCCAACAATTAAACGCTACCGACGCGTTAGCTGCTGTAACACAACAAAGCCTTGATAAGCTAAATGCAGAATTACTAGAACTCGATAAAAACCTAAAAAAAGGCGCTATTACCAATGAAGAGTATGCTAAAAGTGCTGGGGCTATAAATAACAAGATTAAAGAGGTTACTTTAAATCAAGAACATTTTAATCAGAATGCAGGTAAAAACGCACTACCAGCGAAAGAGTTACAACAGCAAAAAGATATTCTGGATGTTATCTCGGAAGAATACAAAGAGATGGTTGAAGATGCTACTAGTGCATTTCAGACTATTAGTACAGATGCTAAATTTTTAAACAATAAACTTGCTGAACTACGCCAAGAAAGTAAGGATTTAAACAGTGCGCAAAAGCAACTTGATTCTGCTTACAAGAATGGCGAAATCACCCAAAAACAATATCTACAAGGCAGTCGTGACTTAGGTGTACAGCAAAATGAAGTTCGAAAACGAATTTCCGAGACTCGAAATGAGATCAACCAACTTGATAATGCCGAACGTAAATCAATAGGATCACTGGCAGAAAAAACGGCTCGGCTTACTCAAATTCAGCAGAAATATAGCCAACTATCACAGGAGCAAAGAGAAAACATCCATGTTGGTGGAAAGCTCCGTGAAGAATACAGGAAAATAAGCGCAGAGGTTCAAAAACTAAACAATGAACTGTCTGGCACTAAATCTCAGGGAATCGGAAATGTCTTTAATTCCATAAGAGGAATTGCTGGTGCGATGGGTATTGCGTTTGGCGCTCAACAACTAATATCATTTGGCAAAGAACTGTTTAGCATCGCTAGAGAAGCCGAAGGTATAGAGTTGAGATTTGCAAAGATTGGAGATACCACTGGTTTGGAGAAGCTTCGCACAGCCACTCGAAATACAGTATCTGATCTGGAATTAATGAAACTGGCCGTCAATGCTGATAACTTCCGTATCCCAATGGATGTGCTGGCAAAAGGTCTTGAATTTGCAACACGAAGAGCATCAGAAACAGGTCAAAGTGTTGATTATCTAGTTAATTCATTCGTTACAGGATTAGGCCGTAAATCAAAGCTTATTCTTGATAACCTTGGTATATCTGCAACAGAACTAAACGAAGAAATTCAAAAGACAGGAGATTTCGCTACAGGTGTTGGGAACATTATCGACAGAGAAATGCGTAAGTCTGGTGAAGCAGTTGATACTCTTTCAGAGAAGACAAATCGGTTATCTACAATATGGCAGAATTTTAAAAAAGATTTGTCCTCTAACTTTAACAAAGTTTTTAATCCTGGTGCACCAGATACAAAAATGGTCGAGAAGCTAACACAATCCTACAAACAAGGCTTTGAGGATATTAGGAAATACTCAACTGACACCAGAAGAGCATTTGTCAAAGACCAAGAAATACAATTAGCATCCATCAATAGCCAGTTATCCAAGCTAGTACTTAACAACCCGGAGTTTGATAAAATATACCAACAAGAACGTAGAGCGGGTCGAGGTCAATCACCACAAAGGATGCTGGATGATATGCGAAAGCCATTAATTGAACAACAGCAAGCGCTTCAAGCATCATTGTCTTATGCCAAAGGTATTACAGCTGAAATGGCTACTCAAGAACGCCAGTCGAAAAACATTTTCTCCCAAAATGAATTAGAGGAAAAGCTAAGTGACGCTCAAAATTTATATAAGAATGCTATCGGAGATAAAGCGCGAGCTGAAGCAAAAAAGGAAGTTGATAAATGGCAAAAGCTTTTAGATGGAATATCTATAAAGTCGCTGTCTTCTGCATCGAAAAAGAGTGAATCGGAAGCAAAAAGACTTGCTAAAGAATTAGCGAAGGACAACGAGGATCGCACTAAATTATTAGACCAATGGGCTAAGACTGATGCAGGTTACTTAAACAAACAATTGTCTCGTGATGAACAGGAGGTTCAAAGTGTCAAAGACAAATACGCTGAAATTAAAAAAGCTATTACAGAGCATAATAGATCCACCAAAGGCGATAAAGTATCTTTAGACGGTTTTGATGAGAGTGTTACCGGTGCCGTCGTATCTGTCAAAAAACGACAAACTAATGATAACAAAATCAAGCAGTATCAAGAAGACTACCAAAACTATGTGAGATATGAGCAGCTAAAGAAAGATGCCGGGCAAGCGTATGCGGAAGAACAGTATGGCAGTTTCAAAAATGTCGTCACCAAAATGCAGCAAGAGATGAATGCTTTGCAAGGAAAGAAGTTTTCACAAGGCCTATCTCCTATCGAAGAATCTTACTTGAAAGATTTAGAGGAACAGCAAAAAGCACACATAGAAAGAGTTAAAGAGGAAAGTATTCGCCAGTACACCGAAGCGCTCCAGCTTTCAATGGGGCATGATGAAAATATGTTGGCAGTCAGAAAGAGATACCAAGATGCATATGCGACACTCGGAGAATCTGCTACGGAATCACAAAAGAATACGCTCAAGGAAGGGTTAAAGGAAGAGCTATCCGCGCTCACCATTGCAAATTTGGAAAAGGAAGCCAATTGGGAGAAAACCTTTGGAACGCTCCAATATCTAAGTAAGAAAGCCTCTTTGCAAGTACTCAAGGATATACAAACTAGGCTTGATGCTGAATTAAAAGCTGGAAAACTGACCCGTCAAGACTATGATAGAGCGAGCAATGAAGTTGCTACAGCTGGGGCAAGTATTAACCTTGAAAAATCTTGGTCAGCATCTACTGGTGCTTTGAACAAGTATCGAGAAGCTATCAAAAAGTATGGAAAGGAATCAGCTGAAGCAAAACAAGCACAGGCTGGTATGTTTACAGCCTTATCGCGTGATTTGCAAATGGCAAGCCAAACGATTGGCGAAGTTGGCGGATTATTAGCTTCGCTAGGTGCTAGTGAAGGAATTCAGGAGACAGCTGCAAAAGTATCTGGATTAGTAGGAAGCATGAGTGATTTGGCGGCAGGAATAGCATCCGGTAATCCTATTGCTATTATTTCAGGATCTATATCTGTACTGACAAAAGTAATCGATCTTTTCAACACGAAAGACAAGAAGATACAAAAGCAAATTGAGGTTTATCAAAAGAGACTGGAAAGTCTTACTAAGACATACTCCAAACTTCAAGATCAAATAAACAATAGTGTAGGTGAAAGTTTCTATAAAGACAGCCAAGACGCTATCAAAAATTTAAAAACCCAACAAAAAATCTTAGAACAAAGCGCTCGGGCAGAAAGCAGCAAAAAGAGAGCCGACCAAAACAAAATCAGAGAATATCGCGATCAAATAGAGGAAAAAGAAAGAGAAATCAAGGAGATTGAGCGGGCAATTACGCAGAACCTAGTTCAAACTACCTTTAAAGACCTAGCAAATGAGTTAACGAATGCTTTGGTGTCCGCATTTGAGGCCGGTGAAGATGCTATAAATAGCATGGATAAAGTGTTCGATCAATTTATTAAAAACGCTCTTGTGAATAGTTTGAAGCTGAAAATGATTGAGCCTATTATCAATGATATGATTGATAAAGTTGCCGATTACATGTCAGAGAACGACAATAGTATTGAAGGATTTGATTTTGAAAAATGGAAAACCAAATTGAGCGATTCCTCTGATAATTTCACTGAAGCATTAGAAAAAGCTTATGAGGGATTAGGTCTCGAAAAAGACATCCAAAGAAGTGATAGTGCTGGCGAATTAAACAAGGGAATTACGACCATAACAGAAAATACAGCAAACCGCTTAGAAGCAGAATTCGGAGGACTACGGATTGCGCAACTGCAACTTTTAGAAATAACGAAACAGCAGCACAGCAGCTTTATGAGTGTCTCCAGCGATCACCTTGCAAAATTAAATGCCATCGAAAATAATACATTTCGAACTGCCAATAACACAGACCGCCTTGGCAACATCGAAACCGCCATCGTTGAACTCAATAAAAAAGTAACCAATGGTGATATGCTAAAGAGAGGAGCAGGATTATAATGGCGAATTTCCTAATTAACAACCAAGATACCGTTTCAGCTTACGGTCTACATTTCCTCAAAGGAACTTACAGTCAGCTAGACGCGATGCCGGAATTAAAAGATAACGGATTATCAATCGACTGGGCAAGCGAAGATGGAACAGAGCGATATCACGGTGAAAAGCGATTCCAAAGCATCACATACAATCTGCCATGTGCAATTTTAGCTACGAGCACGGCAGATTATGAACAGAAGCTTCGCGCATTGCAAAACTTCCTTATCACTGCTGGCGAGTTCACCCTAGACCTTATGGGTCGTTATCGTCGTTTTAAGCTATCCTATCAAAACATGACAGGCTTTAACCGAATCGGTAACAACGCGCAGTTCACGCTAGTCCTTATCAACGATCACCCAACAGAATACTTTACCATACCAGCATAGCATGATATACGAGATTAGAAGAGGTGCAGAGATAATTTGGTCTGGGAAAGCTGAGGGCAAGCAGTCACGTGTGATCATGCAAGCGGATATGGTGGAGGTTACCATCAAATCTCCTGTAGCTATTGCTTTTCAAAAAGGTGATACTATCCAGGTGTATGGCGACACATACAAACTCAATCGACCAGAGAATATTGCCAAGCAAAACACTCAAATTGGCTACACATACACAGTAGAGTTTGAGGCGTTGTACTATGATTTAGGCAAGTGGATTCTATACACGCTTGATGGATCGAATAAGCTAACCCAACCGGATGTATACCTTCAGGGAGAGGCACGTACCATACTTGGATTACTGGTTCAAAACGCGAATCGTGCTTCATCAGGGTGGTCGTTGGGAATTGTCGATGATACAGATGTAATTCAGTGGACTTACAGTTCCGCAAAATTATTGACGGTTCTTCAAGATGTAGCTGATCAGACTAATCTCGAATTCTGGGTTGATGGAAAAACGATCAACCTAACACGCCGCCAAAATGATACAGGTCTTTCACTTTCTTATGGGAAAGGAAAAGGATTATACGAACTAAACCGTTCAAGACGTGAGGATCCGATCGTCACACACCTAACAGTTGCTGGCGGTTCACAAAACATCCCTAATGGTTACGGCCATCGGAACATTCAGCCAACTGGTGGAAACCCGATGGTCAATCCATCATATCAGGACGGTCAAGATAGAGTCGAAAGCGTGATCGTTTTCGAAAATGTCTATCCTCGCTTAAATGCAAAAGTTACCGCGACAAGCGCTATCAACATCATCCGTTCGACAGACTTGGATTTTGATTTAAATGATCATTTACTAGATGATGGAACGAGCGCACAAATCGCATTTACCTCTGGTTTGCTTAATGGATTTACGTTTACCATTGCCAAAGATGGCTATACACATGCCAATAAGCAAATCTTATTCAATGCTATTACAGATGATAATGCGTATCCGCAAGGAATCCCTAATGAGCAATTGAAGCCTTCTGTTGGAGATACCTTTGTTCTTCTCAATATCAATATGCCTCAGTCCTATGTGGATCATAGTGAAGCTCGTGTAAAGGAACTTGGTGATCAATATTTCGCAGAGGAAGGTGTCGAGCAATACGATTGGACAGGCAAGCTAACTCCAAAATTCGTATTGGAGAATGAAGTGGAATTAACACTAGGCGGACTGGTCGAGCTGCAAGCGGAAGATATTGGTTTTAATGGTAGCATCCGCATCGATAGCTATACTCGCGATTTGCAGCAAGAGTACTTGTACGATTTTACGCTTAGCAATATCATCACCATCAATAAGCTGGTTCGCGAACGCAACATGTCGGATCGTTTGGCAAATACCGTTAATAAGGGAATCTCTCAAGATGGTCTGTCGACAAAGGCCACGTTTGCGGAACGTGCCGGATACTCGGCGACCGCTGGGCACGCTAATACTGCCACTACTGCAGCAGCAGCATTGCGAGCTGATCATGCAACGAATGCTGACAATGCTTTACGGGCAGATCTTGCCGATTACGCAAGTGATTCTGATAAATGGGATGGTCGACAATTTGCAGACTTTCTTAACCAACCTGTCAGAACAAACGACAGTGTTTCTTTCGCCGGAGTAACTGCAAATACTGTTTTGCGAATCCCCCAAGTATCTAACGCTGCAACTAATGCTCTATGGAAATCCGGAAGCTATGCGATGCTAGGCTCTGCTAAAGTTTGGGCAGGGCAAGCTGACTTATGGAATGGATATGCGCAGCCGGACTACGTTACCCAGCCAGTACGTGCGCAAGATTCTCCAAGATTTGCTGGTATTAGTTCTGAGCGTTTTGTCTCCGGTTTTGCTGGTGAAGGATATCGCATCTCCAAAGATGCCAATGGCACCGTGATGGCCGAGTTTGATCGCTTGACTGTTCGTAAAGACTTTACAGTTTATGAACTTATTGTGAGTCAAATCCGCGCGACAAACGGATCGCTTTGGATTTCTGATGCAATCAAGCTTGAAAGCGTTGTTAAAAGTGGTAGCAATTACGTATGCAAAATAGATACTGATCAAGGCACAATCTACATCCCATTTGTTGTAAATGATATACTGCGTTGCCAGCGCTTTAATGGTCGCAACATGAAGTATTATGTAGCACGAGTAACCGCTACAAATTACAATGATGGTACGTTCACTTTGGTTATCATCGAGGGTGCAAGCGTTCCTGAAGCTCGAGATGAAGTGGTACGTATGGGGAATACCACAGATCGAAACCGCCAAGGTGCGATCTATGCTACTGCTTCCGACAATGAAGCGCCTTATTTAGACGTGATTGATGGTGTTACTTCTGCATCATTAGCTGGCAAAACGAAGGTTCGCCTAGGTAAGTTGGATGGAATTGTTGATGCAGATTTCAATGCGCTTAGTGGTTATGGCATATATGCCCAAAATGGTTTTTTCAAAGGTAAATTCATGGTACAGGCAGGTAGTAACGTCTATACCAAGGGTGAGGCGAATACCGCAATAAACGCGAGTGTAGACGATTTGCGTACCGAGAACAAAGCCGATTTTAAAGTACTAGATAATAAAATTATACTAAAAGCGGATCGTACTGTTACTGATGGGCTGATTTCAAGACTTCAGAGTGCTGAGCAGATAATTACCCCTGATGCAATTGTTAGCACAGTAACTAAAGTCGTTAGAGTTGCCGGCAGAAATATGCTTAAAAACACACGTAATTTCCAAGGCTTAGAAAACTGGAATAATAACGGTGGTGGTTTAGCTATTTCAGGTGAAAAATACATTGATGGGTCTAACCTACTTGTATCGGACTTTCCATCAGGTATACGGTATGCGCATCCTATTCCTGTAAAAGGTGGTACAGAATACACCTATTCCGCAATGATAAAAGCACAAAATGCTAACTCAGGTGCGGCAGGTGTACCAATGCACGTTTGGGTAGGTTCTTCCCCTAACACTAATGGTGGTTTTATAAGTTCATATGTACAATTTGATCAATCATTAGCGGCTGAAACTTGGAAGAGAGTTTGGGTCACATTTAAAACAGCGGGAGGTACTAACAATACCTATTATGTCAGGCCACATATATATAGCAATTTAGCTACTGGTTGGTTCAGAGTAACTGAAATTATGTTAGCAGAGGGTAACGTACTATCAGATTGGACACCAAATCCTGGTGAATTTGAAGATGAATTCTCTAGAGCATTTACACAGATCAGTCAAAGTAACGATGCTATTAGTCTACGTGCAACTAAGAGTGAACTTAGTACAGCAGTAACGAATGCATCTAGTGATGCTACCAACAAAGCAAATAATGCGCAATCGAATGCTAGAAGCTATACAGATACTCAGATAAATGTTGTCAATAACGCGATTAGTTTAAAGTCTGACCAGACAACTGTCAATGGTATTAACACTCGGTTGCAGTCAGCAGAAGCTTCTATTACACCACAAGCTATTAATCTAACTGTACGTAATCAGGTTCAATCTTCATCATCAGGTCGGTTAATGTTTCGAAATCCAACATTTACATTGTATGCAGGCGATGCTTTTCGAACACAAAATGGTCTAGTTGTTTATGACAATAATCGTACTGGAAGTGTAACCATAAACAGAAACTTTAATATCGGTTCACAACCTACAGGTACACAAGCATTAACTATTACACATAGTGGTGGAAATACAGCTCCACAATGGGGCGGAGTGAGTTGGGGATTCCAACCAGTTCAGAATGGCATTTACAATATTAAGTTTATAGCTCTTATACCTGTAGGAAGATCTATTCATTTTCATACAAATGGTTTAGGGGCAGGTAATACTCATAGGTGGATGACTTCTAATGAAGGTACAGGTGGATGGTCAGAATATGTTTATCGAGTTGAATGTGGTACAGGTAGTGTTAGTACTACAGCATTCTTTTCAATTGCAGGTGGAGCAACACCAACAGCATCTGCACCTTTGTTGTGGCATATCTGTTTTGCCGCTGTCTATGATTTGAGCACAGTGGATGATGTACCAACAAAATCAGAAGTAGAATCAGGTATCAGTATCACTCCAAATCAGATCAGTCTTTTTAGCAAAAACATCTCTCTTACTGGTATGGTGACTGCCGATAGTATCCGTGCCAACTCTATTACAGCAGACAAGATCAGAGTCGATGAACTGCTAGTGCGAAGATTGAAAACATCAGACAATGCAAATAGAACGTCTCTAAATGAAGATGGTGATGGCTTATTTAAAGTCCGTCACGAAAACGGAACTATTGGCATTGAGATGGGATTGATCAATGGCGAGCCAACTATGATATTCTATAATTCGCAAGGTGCAAAACTATGGGAAGCAGGGCAGGCTGGGATTGTCTATGTTAATAGTACACCTGCTACCAGTACACCTGTTAATTTATGGCTGATTACTTCTGCTTCAGCGCTCAATCAAAATGATGCAAGAAGCTTACTACAATCCTCAAGTAATAGTCAAAATGGACAACCTAAAACACCAGTAGGAGCTACAAGATATTTATATCACGCAGGGAATAATCCTGAAAGTAGTCAGTATAAACAATACGAGGGATACCATACGGGGACACCATATAATAGTGCTTGGATACCTAACGGGTGGTATTGTGTAGGTAACGTATTTATGTCTAGGGATATCAATGCAGGGAACAATTATTACACTGTCAGAGTGATGAGAATTTGGGGTGGTAAGGTTACGGACAACGTAACAATCAATGATATATTCATTATGGGTAACACGTAAATCGAAAAGATGAAAAAGCAAAATAGCAGAATCTTAGACCTCAAGGAAGTCGGATTCACAGATTTGGAAGGAAACTTTACAGCAATCAATTTTGATCAGAAAGATCTTGGCAATACACTTTTTAAAAATGCTCAATCTATCGAGATGGATGCATTTGCAAAAGCGATCCATACGGACGGAAAAGCTGAACTGAATGAGGTTGTCGAAGGCGAATTAATCTCAATGGTGCAACACATGTATCAGCACCGCGTATCACAGGCACTAATAGAAACAATCAAAAAAATAAAATAGAAAATGGCAAATCAAAACACAATTAAAAGAGAGGTAGTAGTTACCACAACTCAGGAACAATCAAGAGCAGTATTCAATGAATGGACATTAGATTTCAATGTGCAACGCTCCGATGATCATGTACAGTCTATCTCTGTAAGTGGTTACAAAGATCAATCATCTGTAACTGCTTCAAAAAATGATCAAGGATACGTGAATATTGGTTTTAGTGCAGGTACGCGTGACAGCGTGCTGATGATCGCTATTCTTGATGAGATGGATGTGATCAGCAACATTAGTAACAATGAGAAAGATAAATAGAATAGTCCTGCATACTACTGCAGGTTGGGCGGACGAAACGCCAGAATCTATCCAGCGCATGTGGCGTGTGAATCTCGGATGGAAAAATCCGGGGTACCACATTCTAATTCCTACAGATGGATCCTTGGTTCACTTGGCCGACATCAGCAAGATTACAAATGGTGTTGCTGGCTATAATTCCGACAGCGTGCATGCATCCTATATTGGTGGTCTAGTTGAGATCAAGAACGGGAAGCACATCTATGGAGATACGCGCACACCTGAACAAAAGGATGGTTTCTGGTCGGCCATCGAATACTTCTTTAAAGAAATCGGGAAGCATCAGGAGATAGGCCATATATCCATAGTAGGCCACCGCGATCTTTCACCAGATCTGAATGGGAATGGGATCATCGAGCAGCGTGAGTGGATCAAAGTATGTCCAACATTCAACGCGATGGAAGAGTATGGATGGATAGCCGGCAATAAGGCATTGGAGCGAATGAAGCACCGGAAAACGTATTAAATAAATGAAAACAGAAGAGCAAGGCAAACAGCCAACTTTCATGCAGATTGTCAAGCATCCAGTGACTTATGCGCTAATTACTGTCGTCTCGGTTTTCTGGTCTGTGCTTTACTATGTCACGGATCGCAGCGATACACACACCAAGCAAATGACCGAGATGCAAGATAAGCTGTATAGGCAAATGATCGAGGAAGTCCGCAAACAGGTTACGCCTGCAGTAGACAAGGTGAAAGAAGCAGCTATCAAAGTAGATAGCGCAGCGGTGAAGGTGGATAGTGTTGCTCAACAACAGAAAGGGAAACGCAAATGA